AGCAATTCGAATTTATTACCATCTACCGGATAAGTCATGGTAGAGCCATCGGTATAGAAGACTTTACCCATTAGGTTAATGGAGTCTTTTAAGATGTTCTCTGGGATTAAGAGGTTGGTTTCATCGCTAGAATCAATGTAGAAGGACTCTAATGCGATAGCAGAAATGAATTTATCTGCATCGGATACGTCCCTTAAGAGAGCAGACTTCTCTACAATGAAGTTGGTTCTAGAGAGTACACCACCTTTATCATCGTACACCAAGATAAGAATCATCTCACCTTCTTCTAGACGATGAGAGGTATAGAAGGGAGGTAAGAACCACTGGGTGTGTAGATTTGGGTCTTGCTGTAGGATAGGTTCTAATGGAATGGCATTAGAAATCGGATTAAAGGAGGAATCGTACCTCACTGAAATCGGTGTACCACCAGCTCCTGCTACGGTACCTTTAAAGGCAATAGCGTGGTGAGGTAAACTGCCCTGGATATGGAATTGAGCCGGTACAGTGAGTGTAGGACGAATCACGGAATCATCGTAGAAGATTTGTCTGGCACACGGTGTAGCTAGCGTACCACCAGCAAAGAAACGACCCATTTCAGTAGTCGTTAAGTCATTGGTAGTCGATTTACTCAATTGTACCAAATCGGGTACCAGGGTAGTCGCATCAATGCTGTTTACTCGATAAACGATTAAGGTATTGATGTCTTCTACGAAGTCATTGACTTTAGGTACGTATTTGTTGTTACCTTCCTGACCTAGGAAGATATCATGTAGAGCCCATCTTCTCCAGACTTGTGTTTCGTCTACAATAGGTGGATAACCGTCTGTACCCACAATGGGTGCAGGGCCACCAATCCCTCTGGAGTAAATAGGTAGGTTAGACTGAGGCATGTTGAATATACTCCTGAAATAAGAAAGTACTACCTTACTCACCAAAGTAAGGTAGTGACTTTAGATAAACATTAATCAGAAACAGTGGTGTCTAATCGGATACCCGAATGACGTGAAACGCCATGAGAGTGTCTAATCAGACACTCGAATGAAGTGAGAAGTCTCGATAGCATTATCGTAGAAGACTTCTACTACCCGCCTAAAGAACCTTGCTTGATGGAAGTTCAGTGTGGTCACTACTCTTCGGTGGGTAGGGTGAATCACCACGTGTTTAAAGGAGATGGATTCTTTTCTATAGTAAGGGTCTACCTTAAATAGAGAACTATACTTCGTGGAAATATAGTTAATCAGCTCCTGATTGGTAAAGAATCTATCCATTGGGAAATCGACTTGTTTCTTCTCTAAGTCATGTAAGAGTTTACTTAACAGAGGAGAGAAGATTTCGTATTTACCAATAATAGCAGGATTGCTGCTAAATGACTCTTCTTCGATGAACTGATTGAGGTAGTTAGACACCTTTCTATCGACTTCATCAGATTCTCTCTTGAACTGATACGTGTCTTTAGGATACGTAAACCGTTTCGGTACTACCACATCTCGAATCTCGTAGGGTTTACCCTCTAGATATTCTTTTCTCTCTTTCATCTCAGTATTGTCTTCACTGAATCCTACTTTGGATTTATCCATGATTCCATTACCGATTTTAATCAAGAAGTTCTTATCTTCGAATATCTCGTATTGCTTATTGCGAGAGACGCGATAATGATTAACGTAACCTACCTGACGATTGGTTTTAATACCAGTTAGAATGGATTCACCATTAATGGTTTCAGTAGTAGGGAAAGCCATCATTCGGTAGGTGATCTTCTGCTTCATGCTAAACGGATTAATACTGCCTTTGTTAACAATCACCACATTGGGGAAGTCTACAAAGTAGTCAATACCTTCAATTAAGGCACTACCGTTTAGGAAGACATCTAGATAACCATAAGGCACTTCTACTCGTTTACCTGAGATTTTACCATTTACAGCAATGTGGTGGTTCATGGTGAATTGTAGTAAACCTCTACTGATGTCGACTTCAATATCCTGACACAAGAACTTCTTATCAGTACGGATTAAGAAAGTGTATTCCTCCTTACTGTACTCCGCATTGCCTTTAATTAGAACATTTCGAAGTCCATCAGTATCAGTAATGTAAGACCAAGCATCAGTAGCAGTAACATCTTTCCATTTCTCAGGGTGAGTTTCTAGATTCTTCAAACAAGCGAATACTCGGTGTTCTTGGTATTCTGGCACAACTGCCTGTAGTTTACCGTAATGGTCTTCAGGCTGACGGGTACCGATGCCAGAGACGAATTCTACTAACTTAGTATCTCGATTTACTACCGGATACTGATTCACGTTCTCTAATCGTCTCCACATCAGGAGTTTACCTTCACTATCGTATTCGAATACAGTCACGAGTTTACGATAGGAATAAGGTACATCGACCAGATAACCACCTAGACCATCGCTAATGAATTCCTCGTGCGAGTGTACTGATAGACCAGTATAGTAAGTAGCCGCATTATAGCCATAGGCATCTTGTACCTCTTCTAGGTTACAAATTGGCTTAGGTTTACTAATTAACTTCATTAGAGGAGAATTCTCTAGGTTATCAGCACGCCATTCGTCGATATTACTTCTTAAACCTTGTAATGCCGCTACTCTATTAACGTAAGGTAAACGATTGAGTTCGTGAATACGGTTAGCATTGTACGGCATCTTCTTATTACCAAACTGCTTACGGTAATAGACTTTAAAGGTTAAGTTAGCAATCTGTTCGTCGAATAAGTCTTGATGGGCAATCAGGTATTCGGAGACGAGATTAGTCGAAATCGAGTAATCACTATTGGTTACCTGACGGATATTAGAGACGTGATTACGATGAAGTAGTAATCCGTTAAATAACAAAGGGGTCTTTTTCGGATAAGCACAGAGGTAGAAGTCGCAGTCATCCAGGTATTCCAATACATTGTCTTTATAAGACTTATCATGCGTAATAAGGTATTTACGAATACCATCTGCTTTAGATTTAAAGGTAGGGAGTTCCCCTAGCTTGACTTCAATCGCTTTAATTAAGGTAGAATCGTAGATGATTTCTACGATATCTCCTTCCAATACATTGGATAGGTAGTTAGTATTGTCTACTAAATACCCATTATGGTAAGTCAGCATGGCACCAGGCTTACCATTATACTGGTTAAAGAACTCTACCAGTTTCTGCTTATCACTAGCAATCTTAACTTTCACGTAAACCACATCTGCCTTCTCTTGAGATAAACCTCTTTGGTCTACTCTTTGTAAAGCATTGCGGTAGGTTCTAAAGTACAGAGGGGAGTTGTTCATGTCCCACTGAATCTTTAAATCCTCTTTTACAATGAAAATGACATTCTTCTCTACTGTTAAAGTAAAGAAGACATGGGATAGCGGTACATTGATACCATCTTGGGTGTAGAAGTTGAACACAATACCGGTTTGTTTACAGTATTCGTTCATTGGAATCCAGGTAGAACGTTCAGTCCATTCCAGTAAGGGAAGATTATAAATGTCTTCGTATACCTGGCCTACCATGTAGGCATGATACCTATCTTGTTTGGTAGGTAGTTGGTAATCCTCATGGAAGACTTCTACATGGTTTCTTGCTCCTCCAAACGGCGTCACTCGAGCGAGTTTATTCCAAGTTTGGTTATCCTGCCAAGGAGCAGCCCACATGTTGTAGATATAATGTCCGACTAAGTAAGGTGTACTTAATTCAGTCATTTCAATTCTCTCCAGTATACTCCACTAGGTTTTTATCCCTAATGGAGTACAGTGTTCTTACTCAGGATTAGCCATAGAGGTAACAGACAGAATAAACTGACTTCTGTCTCGAGTAAGGTTCTTCATGGCAATCTTAGTCAAACCAGCATTCTTAAATACTGGCTCACTCAGGCACATGACCAGAGTAGCCACGAATGAAGGAATGTGTTCAATAGAGACAGCCAAGAGCTGTTGTTTCTCCAAACCAATCCAAACAGAGGAATTCAGGTTTTTCGCTACTACGGTGTAGAATAAACCTAAATTGAGTTTCTGTAATGCTGGGTTGGTAATCTTGCTTTTCACCACTTCTAGAAATTCTTCTACATTATCGAAGGTAGCGCCATCGATATAGCGAACAAAGAAATTAGAAGGAATACCGGTATCACGAGCGAGTTTAGCAATCACTGCCTGTAACTCCATATCGCCAATCACTTCTTGTTCACTCAACATGGAGTAGTACATCCAAGCTGAGAGTACTTTTAAGATAATGATTTCTTCGCTATTGAGGCTAAAAGCCATGGAAATGGAATTGGTGATTAAATCAATATAGCTTCTCAATACACCGGTAGGCAATGACTTAATCATTCGGGGGCCATTTTCCAGTACTTCACTGGTGATGGCTGCACGTAAAGTCTGTAAAAGGTAGAGTGAACGGTTAGCTACCGTATATTCACCTTCTCTATTCTCACGAACAAAAGCCGTTAAGTCTACCGCTGTGTAGACCAAACCTTTTACGGTTTCTACCAACAAAGGGTGATCGAATTTGTTAATCACGTCGTTAGGGTAGATGTAAATGGTTTTGTTGGTTTCGTTGACTTTAATCCAGTTGTAGCCTCGACCCATGACTTGTCGAATAGCCTGCTCGGTGTCTTTTACGACAAAGTGTTTACCTACCGTAGTGTGGTAAGGTGAGATTTTAATAGACATGTCTTGTTGTCCTTTATAACAAAAAGAATAAATAATCGATTACTTACTACTTAATATACTCTACGTCTAGAGTTCATAGCTTTTCTTCTTATTAAGCTCCAGTAAATATTTTCGTTACGACTTTATGCCAGGTATTAATAATTCGATACTATGAATATTGCGCTTAGCGTGTGTTCTTTTTGTTTATTACTCTGTGTTTTCAGCAGGTAATAAAGACATTTTCGAAAATGTTTTAAGCAGTAATAAATTGATTAATTTTTGTTTGTAACGGAGATTATAATCCATGGATATTTATATTTCCAATGCAACGCCTGCTAGTTTTCACTTAGGTACGAAAGACCTATCAGGCCGTGCACAAACCGTGGTCGATGTACCACGCGCTCCGCTGCTCTCTTACATTCCTTTTTACGCTGAAAAAGGACCGACTGAAGAAGTCGTAGTAGACGGCGCTGCATTTAACGTATTATTCGGTTCTAAAACCTTAGACCCGATGGAACCCTACTATAACCACGCCTCTGTATTCCTACAAGGTATTCTGCAAGACGCTGGTACCGTGATTGCTAAACGTATTGTACCAGAGGAAGCCAACAAATTGGCTGCCTTGCGTTTATCTATCGAATACTACGAAACTGAAATCGAAATCGCAGAACGTGACAGCCAAGGCCGCTTCAAACTCGGTCAAGGTGGTAAAGTAGTCACTACCGGTGTAAAAGCCCCTGGTGTACACTATCGTTTCGTGGTTTCTCCGATTCCCTACGTAGACCAGCAGATTAACCGTAAGACTGTCTCCATTTTCCAATTCGGTAAAGGTGCAGAGCAAGACGTAGTTGGCTATGTAGGTCCGAATGGTGAGAAAGCTAAGCGTGTACCATTGATGGACTTTGCTGTATCTTCTCCTGGTGCTTGGGGTAACCTGGTAGGTGTTTCTGTCTGGGCTCCGACTACTGAAGATGCTGCTCCCCTGAACATCAATGCGTACAACGATACCCATTCTTATCCTTTCCGCATTTCTGTTAAAGCCAAAAAGACTCCGACCAGCAATGGTACAGTAGTCACCAGCCTGAATGGTGCTCGGGAATTGGATTTCACCCTGAATCCTTCTGCTCGCTCTAAAGCAGGCTTGGCTTACGGTATTGGTGAAACCTTCATCAAGAACTATAACAACCTGAAACCAGAAGTGGCTACTACTCCTCCGACCATTGGTCACTTCGATAAACTACACGTTTATCAGCGCAATATCGACGCTCTCTTGGAGAAATTCATTACCAAAGAGACTGATACTGGTTTGTTTGGTGATTTCTCTGGTTACGATGTATCTCGTCGTGCTACTGAGAAATACCTGTTTAACTTGTTTGGTGCCACCTATACTGATGGTGCTCCTTACCAGACCTTCCGTTACGAAAAAGGCGATGAGTCTACTCTGGCGGCCGGTGAGAAGATTGCCTTGATGATTGAATCTGAAATGCTCTCTGCTTCTGGTGGTTTGGATGGTGAGATGAGTAACTTGGCATTCGAGAAAGCTGTAGACGCTATTCTTGACGAGTTTGCTGATGTAAACTCTAAATACCAAGACTCCACTACCTTCAACGACTCTACCTTCTGGGATACCGGTTATTCCTTGGAATTCAAACGCAGCATTGGTCGTTACCTCTCTCAGCGTAAAGACCGCTGGGTAGGTGTTACTACACATTCTTGGGAAGACGTGAATATTCCGACTCCTCTGGAAGAGAATGCCCGTTTGACTTCTATTGTGGCTCAGCTGAAAAACTTCCCTGATTCTGCTCTGTTTGGTACACCTTGCTACCGTGCAGTAGTAGTAAAAGGCAGTGGTTTGTTCTTGGACTCTGTGTCTACCTACAATAAACGCGTACCGGTACTGTACGAACTGGCTCGCATGACCACTAAATACTGGGGTAATACCTCTGGTCGTGCTGCTATCCGTTACGACTTCAGCGAAGGCGATAACAACTACGTTAAATACCTGACCGATGTATCCAATCCTTGGGTACCCTATCAGGTACGTAACCGTGCTTGGGCCTCTGGTGGTATGTGGGTAGAACGCAGTGAATCTGGTAAACTCTACTTCTCCGGTATCCGTACCATCTACGAAGATGAGTCTTCTACCTTGATGAACTACCGCATCATGCTCTACCATGTAGAGTTGAATAAAATCGGTGCTGAACTGCAACGTCGATTCTCCGGTAAAGACTGGGATGAATTGCGTCTGAAACAAGAAGCTGAAGCCTGGTTCTACAGCCAAGTGAAAGACAACAAATTCGGCGGTAAGATTGATGTAGAAGGCGAACTGTACCTGACTGAGATTGATAAAAACAAATCTTGGGCTTGGCACTTTGTTGTTCGTGTATATGGCGACAACATCAAGACTGTACAGACCTTCTACTCTGAAAACTATCGTCGTTCTGATAAACCTGACAACTTTAACGGTATCACTTCTTAAAGAAGGGACAGTGAGTAGTCTCTAGACTACGAGCTATTCTAACTAAGTTATTAACTAGAATACGTAAGAGTTTCGGTTTAAAAAGGTCTTTCTAGTATCTACTAGAACACTTGAATTGGTATATACTACCGCCTACCCTAGTAACAGGATAAGCGGTAGTGTCATTGAATTGAAAAATACTTTTAAGTAAAGGAAAACACAAATGGCTCGTGTAGAACCAGTTTTCATGACTAAAGGTAATGGTGGTTTTGCTGATGGGATTCAGTCTCCTGTTTCCCATTTAGTAGAAGGCGGTATGTTTGGTTATGCCAAACAGTGGCAGTCTTGGGTAAACAACCACCAATATACCTCTCGTCCCCTTATTAGTTTCCTGCTAGAGGCTCCGTTAGGATTCAAGCTTCTGCCGGATGCTAAAACCAATATCGCTATTCTGCGTAACTTGGTGGAAACCATTCGTCACCGCATCACTGGTTTGCAATACAAACTAGAGGTGAACGTAGAGAATGGCCAAGACTTTGGTAAATCTGGACAGAAATACGAAGTATTCACCAACGTAACGGAACAACAACCCACTGTATCCTTCAGTTTCTGGGAGCGCCCTGGCTTAGCCATTACTCGCTACATCATCTACTGGATTCGCATGTTGATGATGGACCCTGAGACTAAATACGCTGCTATTGGTACCGTAGCAGGTACTGAAGCTTACGACTCTATGCCTGACATGTACTCTGCTGCTATGCTCTTTGTAGAGCCAGACGTTTCTGGACGCAGAGTAATTCAAGCATGGTTAGGTATCAACATGTGGCCGAAAATGTCTCCGGACAATGAAGCCAGCTTCGATAGCTCTAATCCGTCTCAGACTCGTGAAATCCAGATTGACTTCTCTGGTGTATATCAGTACGGTCCTGGTGTAGACTACTTCGCCCAGAAGTTCATGGATAGCATTAAGCTGATTGGTGCTGACCAGTTCCACCAGAAAGCTGCTATTGACGGTATTGATGCTATGGTTGCTACTAGCCAACAAAGCTATAGCTCGACTATCCGTAATGTATCGGCTAGTCAGTTCCGTTAACTCGGTATATTCTACTCTACTCTCTACCCCTAAATGAGGTAGAGAGTAGAGTATTCTATTATCGCCTATATTTCGTCTATAAGCCAATTCAATCTGTTAGGTATAGTAGGTATACCCTATAGTGTTAATCGCTCTGTAAGAGCTTCTATACGCCAGTAATGGGTATTTCTATTATCTTACCCTTATCAGTATCTGGTAATTAGACTTCATTTCCTCTAGAAACTCATTGAGAAAGTCTATATCAATATCCATGTTGAAGTGTAAGTAAACTTGTTCTCTCTTAGCTGTTTTCTTTATTAGAATGATTTGGATGCTGTTTAGAATGACTTCAGTTGGATAAGTTAGACTAGGTAGAGTAAGGGTGATTCTGTCTAATAGGTTGTTGACTGTTAAGGTAAGACCATTGGATAGGAGTTCTGTAGAGAGGTTATTCCTCTCTCTAGACTTGTTAGCTAGCCTTAGAGTAAGCTCTGTATGGATTAGCTTGTAGATGATTATATTCTTTACTAATAAAGCGTATTCCCTTCTAGAGAGAATAGGTATTTTTTCTAATGCTAATCGTTCTTTAATTAGGGTAAATCTGGTACTCTCATTAAAGGTTTTAATGATGTCTTCTGTTACCAAAATCATGGTGTTACTCCCTTGGTTTATAACGATACTAGTTCCTTTCTCTATGAGTTAAAAAAGGAGTTAAGTTATTACTTCATCGAAGATACTCTTTACTTAGCTAAAAAGGAGTCTATTTTCATTAAAAACAGACGTGATTACGGGTAGGTTTTAGTGATATATACTAGTAGTTCTACTAGGAAAAGAAGAAGCTGAATATATCCAGTAGTGATTTAGTGGATTATACCGAATGTAATTTATCGGATATAACCAACACAAAATACAGTAGAGTATAGCCTGTTTATACGACTATATTTTACGTTAGTTTACCATGAATTAAATACTAAACCCAGCTTGCGCGAACAAGCCAGGCCTAGTATTCAATCCTCTTCGATTAGGTAATTACCCACTCTACCTGAAAACGTGTCATTAACAGAAAGAATGAGAAATATGGAACATAGTCCAAAAGAGTCCATTTACCGAGATGAACTCTCAAACTATCAACTGTACAAAGACCAATATACGAAAGAAACCCTAATAAACAAACTGCTTCTCTACTTAAACAAAAACAGTATAGAAAGAGACTTATTGACAGACCCTATCTACCTAGCACATGTAAACGAATCCGCGTTACATAAACAATACGTCTCTCTTCTAAAATCCAAAATCAATAGGATTACCTCCAAAAAAGAGAAAATAGATGAATACGATTACTACTCCTGTTACCGTCCTTATAGAACAGGTAACTGGTTTATCGACAGAAACAAACCTAAATGCAACAAATGGGTAAACCTAAACATGCTATCCAATGACCTCAATACCGAAAGAACCATTAGGTCTAACTTTTGGAGTATAAAAGACCTATTGTGGGTACTATTCATTCGTTATAACAAACTATTCGTGTTAAGAGTGGACTTGTACATGAATGAAAGTGAGAAAAACGACTTAGATAAACTCAATAATGATTTTAACCGATTACTGGTAAACTGTTTGTATAAAGAAGACTGGTACCTAAAGTACTACGCGGTTAGAGAATACACGATTAATCGAGGAATACATTTACACTGTTACTTCCTATTAGACGGAAATAAAGTAAAAGACGCCTTTAGGATTAGCTCTTTAATCGGTAATAGATGGAAGAAATTAGGGAACGGTGGCTATTATTGTCGTAATACGGATAGCAATAAGCTGCCTGATAGAGGTGAAGTGTTAGGTAAAATCGAGTATTGGGAGATAGCTAAAATAGAAAAACTAATCGTATTAAGCAAATACTTGTTAAAAGGCTTAGGAGAAAGAGATTGGTTAGAGCAATTAGGCTATAGCAAAAACAGAAGGCTCTTTAGCTGTAGTGATAATCCCAATGCTCAAGCCATCAAAGAGGAATACGCTTACCTCTATACCGAAGACACCACTAGAAAATACCTAGTAGACTACCACTTCATCAACCTGATACGATTGAGCAATAAACCCAGTCTCTTTAGAAAACTGAAAGTACACGAGTACTGTAGACTGAATCCTCTGTTTACCAAGAACAGAGGTCAGTGAGTCTAGTAAACTAGACGAGCTAATCCTTTATATCGAAGAGGAGATTGAGTAATGCTACGTATTACGAGATAGTGATTTTGCTTAGAATCTACCTACTAGAAACAAAAAAAAAACAATTTCACTAAAGCTAATCCTCTCTACTACCTGCAATGGGTAGTAGAGAGGTTCACTTACTTTCCTTTAAGAGATTAAAGGTTTAACTCTGTCTTAAAGGGCTTTTCTCGATTCACTTGTACAGAAAAGAGATTAGACCTAATAACTCCTTCTACTGAGAGGTAATCTAAGTCTACCTTCACCAGAGTTTCCTTAGACACGGAAGATTGAATCACTGAATTTACTTTCTCAATCAGCTGATTCAGTAGCTGCAAGTGTCCTCTACCCCCTACCTTCAATTCAGCTTTCTCTAGTGAGATCAGCTTGCCTTGATAGGCTAAAGAGAATTTAGCTACCTCTACCTCATTCTCCTCAATGAGAGAAACAATCTCATTCTCTAGAAGAGTCACTAACTCTCCTCTAAGAGACTCCTTCTCCTCCACGATAGAGCGTCTGATAATCTTTCCCTTACCCTCTATCCTCTCCTTCACGGACCGGTAGTGGGTATTGATCTCCAGGTTCTCCAGAGTAGGCTGGTACTTATCCCCATTACGATACACCACACAGGAGACACCGTACCTATCCAGCATGTCTCTCTCCTCGGTACTACCGAAAGCATACAGCACGAGTAGGGCTACCGGTAATCCCAGATTAGAGAGAATCCCTAATTGATTCTTTACCTGCAGTGAGAAACGAGGAAGATTATTGTTCTTCCTAGAGACTTGACTCACCAGAGAGATTCGTCCACTATCCACTCCCTTCATGTTACCCAAACTAGAAATGAGATAGCGTTTCATTAGAGTATACTCCTCAGCATAGCTAGCCGGTAAGCTAATCTCCCTCCATTCCTCTCCCTCTACCTGATTAGGGTACTGCACTTCCTCCTCAGGGTCGGTAGTGTAGAGGTTTTCCATTCTAACATTAGAGCGATTCGCATCTTTATAGCCCACACAGCTAAACTGATACTGATCAATCC